TTTAGAAGAGATGTAACTGACTCTACTGCCCCATATCAATGGGCACAGCAAGCCAGATTAGTTTCTTCACCATCACAAGAAGTTAGTGATTATCTAGGTTGGTCTGTTGCTGTGAACTATGATGGTACAAAAATAGTATCCGGTGCAATATTAGATGAAATCGGTGTCTCAAATTCAGGAGTAGCCTATATATTTACTCGTTCTTTAACAGGAACAACGTGGTCATTAGAAGCTAAAATAGAGCCAAATGACAGAGCTGCAAGTGATAATTTTGGAAGTTCTGTTGATATTTCTGCTGATGGCAGTATTGTTGTAGTCGGCGCAAAACAAGATGACGATGGAGGGAATTCAAGCGGTGCTCTTTACTTTTTTGAAAATTCTTCTGGAGGTTGGGGTCAAGTAAAGAAAATAGCTGGTACATCTGCTTCTGCTGAGACTGGACAAACCAGCAGAATGTCTAGTGATGGAATGTATGCTATTGCTGGTAATTATAATTATAGCAGCGCTCAAGGGCAATCGTATATATACAAAGCAACAAATACACCAGTATCATACGACTGGTCAACGATCTCAACATTTAATGGCTTTCCATCTAATATGCCAAGTTCTGCTTCTAACACTAGATTCGGGTGTGACACTGCTATTTCTCCAAATGGAGAACACGCAATTGTAGGAGCTCTTAATTTTAATAGTGGTAAAGGTGCGTTTTATTATTATAAGAGGTCAAATCCTACTAGTAACTTCATAAGTTATAGCAATAAAACAGATGCACCAGATCAAAGTAATAATACCTTTTTTGGATGCTCTGTAGCTCTTAATTATAGAGGAGACATAGCATTCATAGGAGCTTATAATTATTCTAATGGAGGAGCTGCTTATGTTTACACGAGATCTGGAACGACGTGGACTGGCAGTTCAGCAATACAACCAAGTGATATAGCATCGGGTGATGAATTAGCTAGAGGTAGGGCTAATGGCGCTATGAATGGAAAAGGTATAGCAGCGTCCTATGACGGTAAAACTTTCGTAGCAGGAGCTCATTATCACGATCATAGTACATATAGTAATGCTGGAGCAGCATGGGTATTTGTTGAATCAGGAGGCACTTGGTCGCAGCAAGCTAAATTGACAGCATCAGACGCAGCTGCTAATGATCTTTTTGGTGAAAGATTGCATATATCTGGTAATGGTAATTATGTTGTCGCTGGTGCGAGATATAAAAGTGATGAACAAGGTGCTGCTTATATTTTTAAAAGAGCTGAAGGCGGAACATCATGGTCACAAGAAGCAAAATTAGTGCATCCTTCTCCAACAAATTACGATAGTTTTGGCGATGATGTCGCAATAGATGAATACGGTAAAACGGCTGTTATCGGTGTTCGTAGTGATGATGAAGGCAGCAATAATGCTGGATCAGCTCATGTTTTTGTAAGAAACGGCACTGCATGGACTCAACAGGCTGTTTTACAAGGAGATACTACTGCAAGTGGTGATGCATTTGGCACAGCTGTAGGTATTTCTGCTGATGGTAATATAATAGCAGTTGGGGCAGCCGATGATGACGATGGAGGCACTTCAAGTGGTGTCGTATTTGTTTTTACGAGATCTGGAACTACTTGGACACAACAGGGTAAAGTATATCCTTCATCATCATATGCAGGTTTTGGATATCAAGTTAATGTTTCTCCAACAGGCGATTTTATCATAGTTGGAGATGCTGAACAATCTACTGATGCTGGACGAATCTTTATTTATAAAACGGATGCTGATGGAAGCTAATCAAATTGTATAAATAATATAAAAGGATTTTAAAATGGCAAAGATGGAGATCTTATAATGCCTTTATTAGCAGCATTAGCAGCCGGAGCCGCTGCAGTATATGGTTGGGGCCGAGCAGTAGCAGCAGCTGCAGCAGAAGCTTTTTCTGGCGTATACGACTGGAACGGCTTTAAAGCTACTCAAATACTCGACAATCCAGATCCAGCTGCTAGTGATAGATTTGGTCGCGGTGATGGTCATCATATAAGTCATGATAATAATACTATTATTGTAGGTGTTTTTGATGATGATGATACTGTATCTGGAAGTGGATCTGGATATGTTTACACTAAATCAGATGGTGTATGGTCAAACGTTGCTAAATTAAAAGCAAGTGATCCTGCTAGTAGTGATAATTTGTTTTGGAGTGCAAGAATATCTGGAGATGGTAATACAGTAGTTGCTGGCATCGACTACGGTGGCAAGGTTTACATATATTCAAAACCAGAGTCTGGTTGGACTAATGCAACAGAAACTCAAAAAATAACTGGAACGTCGGTGGATTCAAGTGCAATTTATTTTGGGCATGCTGTAAGCATATCAGAAGACGGCAGCACAATAGCAGTGGGTGCTTATGGTACAAATAGCAGTGAAGGCGCAGTTTATATTTTTACAGAGTCAGGAGGCACTTGGTCATATCAAGCTAAATTAACTGCCAGTGATGGTGCGACAAGTGATACATTTGGTCGACACATAGATATTACTTCAGATGGTAATACAATAGCAATAGGCGCGGCTAACGATGATGACAATAGCACTAGTGCTTCTGGAAGTGTATATATCTTTACAAGGTCAGGCTCAACGTGGTCTCAAAGAGATAAAATAACAGCAGAAACTAATATAGGTACCAATGATAAGTTTGGTTGGAGAGTATCTATATCTAATGATGGAAATACGCTTGCTGTTGCAACAGATAACGCTGCTGGCTCCACAGATAATCAATTCTATGTATTTACATATGATGAAGGTTCGAGCTCATGGTCTCAAGAAGCAGAAATTACATACGGAGATGCATTAGCAGCTGCTGGTAGTACTGATTTGGAAATCACAGTAGTAGATACAGCGTTTGGTAATTATCCAACAATATCAGGTGATGGTAACACTATCTCTGTTGCTGCACCATTCGAAAAAGATCCAACTGAAACTTATCGAGCTGGTGCAGTTTATATATTTACTAGAAGTAACGGAACTTGGCAGTTTAAAAGAAGACTTACAGATGAAGTGTTAACACGAGCTAGAGATTATTATTTTGGAGAAAATACTAGACTATCAAATGATGGAACTCATTTATTAGCGCCTAGTTGGATTGAAACGGTTAATAGTCAGACTTTGGCTGGAAGATTGTACATATTTGAAGCAAGAGCAAAACCTTTCTGGGAAGATGGCTCGTTAACGGAAACGCTTACAGAACCATCAGGAAATTATTATGATACTGGGACGGGATTTGGTGCGAGCGCGACATTATCTGGCTTTGGCGATTATGCAGTTATAGGAGCTACTTCTTTTGATGAAGACCCCTTTAATCAAAATGCAGGAAGATCATATATTTTTAAAAGGTCTGGCAGTACATGGTCACAGCAAGCTGAGTTACAAGTTCAAGCTGGTCCAGATAGTACCGCAGAACAAATGGGTCATTCTTCAGCTATCAGCTATAATGGAGACACTGTAGCTATAAGTCAACATAATGAAGATGCTCAAAAGGGCACAGTTCAAGTTTTTACAAGATCTGGAACAACGTGGTCTCATCAAGCAGAGTTACAGCCTACTGATCTTGCTGCTGGTGATAGATTTGGTCAAGGCATAACTATGAATAGTACTCAGAATAAAGGTGTGGCCATATCTGACGATGGCAATGTTGTTGTAGTTGCCGCAATTCAGCATGAAGTTGGCGGGGTAACATTGGCAGGAGCTGTATACGTTTTTAGAAGAACTGGATCAAGTTGGTCTCAAGAACAAAAGTTTACAGTTTCACCAAATACCTCCCAAGATGCGTTTGGTTCTTCTGTTGCTATATCTGGTGATGGCAAATATATTATTGCGGGAGCTTATAGCGAAGATGGAGACTCAGCAGACTCATATACGAGCGCTGGTGCTGCCTATGTATTTAAAAAATCAGAAACTGCTAATACTTGGACGCAGCAAGCCAGATTTACAGCAGATCCGCTTGAAGCAACTGATTTCTTTGGCATAGATGTAGGAATAAATTATGATGGTACAAAAATAGTAGTAGGAGCACATTATGACGAATTTAATACTACGAGTTCAGGCGCGGCTTATATATTCACTCGTTCTTTAACAGGAACATCATGGTCACGAGAAGCAAAAATTGGTGCATTTGATGCAGCTGCAACTGATCTTTTTGGAAACGTGGTGGATATGTCTGCTGACGGTAATGTTGTTGCAATAGGCGCAATTTACGATGATGATGGTGCGACTTCTTCCGGATCTATCTACATCTATAATAGATATTCTGGCGCGTGGCAACTATCAAAAAAAATATCTGGTACTGCGACAACTCCTACAAACCTCGCGAGAAACTTAAAAATATCAAGTGACGGAATGTACATTATGAGCGGTAATATTAATGATAGTGAAGTATACATATACAAAGCAGGAGAAACGCCACCTGCAGCACTTGATTGGTCTACTGGAATTACCGGCACATTTCCAACTTCGACATTGGTACCGGCAATGACAGGGATATATGAAACTGCTTTACTTGAAACTTCTGCACAAGGTGGTGGTATCACTACTCAGATTGGTAGTGCCAGTTTTACATATAGTTCTTTAGCTGTTTCTGAAAATGGAAATATTATAGTAGGCGGTGCACCAAATTCTGGCCAAGGCGATGGCCAACTTCAGCTTATTTATAAACTACCAGGCAGTGCTTACGGTTGGAGTGCTACTACTTTAAGTTCGCCGTCTAGTGATAATACGTCTAGCTACGGTGATTCTGTAGCTATAAGTTATAATGGAAAAAGAATATTCGCTACACGACCAAAATTTAATTTTGGAAAAGGCGAGGTTTATGTTTATGATGATATTGGCTCCACGTCACCTTCTTGGTCTCGAACTGGTCCTATTACACAAAGCAGCCAAGTAAATCAGGATTATTTAGGTGAAGATCCACTTGATGGCGGTAAAGCTATAGCTTGCTCGCATGACGGTAAAATGTTTGTTGTTGGCGCGTATCAGAGTGATTATAACGGAACAACTAATGCTGGACAGGCATTTGTATTTACAGAATCAAATGGCACCTGGACACAAACATCCTCTTCTATAAATCCTGGTAGTTATAGGCTGAGTAGTGGCCATTTCGGTCATAGACTAGATATGTCTGGAGATGGTAGATATATTATAGCAGGTATGTATACTTATTCTAGTAACAGAGGATCTGCTTTTATTTTTACAAGAGCTGAAGGCTCAAATAGTTGGAGCCAAGAACAATTTATTACTGGTCCAGTCTCTGCATCATATTTCGGAAGAGATGTTGCAATAGACCAATATGGTAGTACTGCTGTTATTGGCGCTGATCGTGATGGCATAAGCAGTGCAGGAAAAGCTTATGTTTATATTAGAAATGGTAGCAACTGGACAAAACAAGCTGAATTAGAAGCAAGTGATAAAGCGTCTAGTGATTATTTTGGTTATAGTGTTGCCATTTCAGCTAATGGCAATGAAGTAGTAATTGGTGCGCCTGGAGATGGATCAACTGGAAGTACGTATGTTTTTACGAGAGATGGCACTACATGGACTCAACAATATAAAATAACTCAAGGCACTGCTGTTGGATATGTTACTCATATTTCTCCAACAGGTGAAACTGTTTTAGTCGGAGACCCATCTTATCTTAGCAATACAGGTCGATTCTTTATATATCAGGCTTACGAATCTAGTAGTTAATAGTTTATAAATAGTATAAAAGGATTTTAAAATGGCAGCTCCAACATCGCGCGCAACTCTTATAGACTATTGCAAAAGACGTCTTGGAGAACCGGTTATCGAAGTCAATGTAGACGAAGATCAACTGGAAGATAGAGTAGACGAAGCTTTACAGTATTATCGTGAGTTTCATTCAGACGCTACAATCAGAACATATCTTAAGCATCAGATAACAGCTGATGATGTGGCTAATGAGTATATTACTTTAGCGAGTAATATTATATTTGTTTCTAAGATGTTTCCTCTTTCAAGTTCATTTAATAACTCTAGAAATTTCTTTGACATTAAATATCAAATGATGTTAAATGATATTGCAGATCTTATGAATTTTGCTGGTGATTTAGCTTATTATGAACAAATGCAACAATATCTTTCTATGCTAGATATGAAATTAAACGGTACACCACAAGTTCAATTTTCAAGAAGACAAAATAGATTATATATTTTCGGTGATTTTGCAGACGGTGATATTAAAGTAGGCGATTATATAGTCGCAGAAGTTTATACAGAAGTAAGTGAAACTGATCATACTTCGATATTCAATGATATGTTTATTAAAGAATATACTACTGCATTAATTAAACAACAGTGGGGTCAAAACTTAATTAAGTTTGAAGGCATGCAATTACCAGGGGGAGTCATTTTAAACGGAAGACAGATATATGATGATGCAACTGCAGAGATTGCTACTCTAAGAGAGAACTTGAGATTAGAACACGAATTTCCACCCGATTTTTTCGTAGGATGATATGGCTACAAACTTTTATTTCAGTCAAAAAGTACGATCAGAGCAAAAGCTTTATGAAGATATAGTCATTGAAGCACTCAAGACCTACGGTCAAGACACGTACTATTTACCAAGAGACATTGTAAATGAAGACAAGATACTAGGTGATGATCCAGTATCAAGCTTCAACTCGTCTTATAAAGTTGAAATGTACATCGAAAACACTGAAGGTTTTGATGGTGAAGGAGATTTGTTTACTCGATTTGGTGTAGAGATAAGAGACGAAGCTACATTTATTGTTTCTCGTAGAAGGTGGGAACAAACTATACAAAGATATGATAACGAAATTACAGTCGCAAGACCAGCAGAAGGTGATTTAATATATTTGCCATTAAGTAAATCTTTCTTTCAAATCTCGCATGTTGAGCATGAACAACCTTTTTATCAATTAAGTAATCTACCAGTATACAAATTAAGATGTCAGTTATTCGAATACACTGGCGAACAAATGGATACTGGTGTAGATGTACTAGACAATTTAGAAGGTGCATACGCATACAAATATATTTTATCATTAAACAATTTAAGTGCTGCTTCATTTAAAGTAGGTGAAACTATTACATCTCCAAGTGGTGACACAACGATGAGAGGTGAAGTTGTTAAATTTTCTGACTCAGATAATAAGCTTCATGTAATTCATGCAGGTGCAGATGATGGTAAATATCATACGTTTGTAGATAGCGCGACAGTAACTGGACTAACAACTAATGCTACAGGCGTTATAACTCTTGTAGTTGAAGATAATCAACTATCTCAAAATGAACAAAATGCAGATTTTTCAACAGGTGCAGACTTCATTGATTTCAGTGAGTCTAATCCATTCGGCGATGTGAGTAATAACTAATGTTCGGTACACATTTCTATCATTCAAAAACTAAAAAAGCGGTAGCGCTGTTCGGCAGGCTTTTTAATAACATTTATATTATTCGCAAAAATTCTTCAGGTGCCGTTATTAGTCAGTTAAAAGTACCGCTGTCTTATGCGCCAAAACAAAAGTATCTTGAAAGAATAAGAGAGAATCCTAATCTAAATGAAGATACACAAGTTGCAATCAAGTTGCCTCGAATGTCATTTGAAATTACATCAATAGCTTATGATGCACAAAGACAGTTAGCAAAGGTTGGTAACTTTACAACAATATCTTCAACTGGTGATACATCAAAGAGACAAAAGTTTTTTAATCCAGTTCCATATTCAATAAACTTTCAACTTAACGCATATGCTAAATCACAAGATGACGCGTTACAGATCATTGAACAGATACTACCAACTTTCAATCCTCAGTATGCTCTTACAATAAAACCATTTCAAACTGAGTATCCTGATTTTAAAGAAGATATACAAGTAATAATTAATGGTGTAAGTTTTTCTGATGATTTTGAAGGAGCAATGGAACAAAGAAGAACAATAATTTACAGTTTGGACTTTGAGATGAAGCTAAGTTATCACGGTCCAATCACAGACAATAGTATCATTCGTGATGCTAGAACAAAGATATTTGACATCGGTGCTGGTTTAAATGATTCAGATATAGGATTAGAAACTATAGTGGTTACTCCTAATCCATCT